CAGCTCGGTTCGGTCTCCAGAGCTGGGCCACTGGTGCCAGGCTCGATCGGTGACGCTCCCACAGCGAGGGGCTGAACCACGGGAGGTTTCGACACCGCTGGTGTGTTCTGGTTACCCGTGGCCAGGACGCGATTGATGCCGTTTAGAGCTGCGATCAACTCATTCGGCGCGGGCGCCGGGACACCAACAGGCTCACCTGGAGCAGTCGGCGAGGCTGCCATCACCAGTGGGTGTGAGACTGGCGGCCGCAGCAGTTGTTTTCCATCCCCCTCCCTGGCAAGGCTGCGGCTCATACCCGTCAGCGCTGCAATCAGCGGACCTGTATCCATCGGAGATGCTGGAGCGCCCCCTCCAGGTATAACACTTGGAACTTCGATCGATAGCGGCAAGGGCACGGAAGGGCGCGGCACTTCCGCCCGGGCTTCAGTCGCCGGGGCTTGCGCCACCTTGATGCTCTTGAGCGCTTCGTGGAGTGAGTCGGTGCCAGCGCTTAGCCCCTTTGGCAACGCAGCGAAGTGGTTCGGCAGACCGTCGCCTGCCAGCGCGGGCTGAACACGGGGGAACTCCTGCGCGGCTGGATTGACGCTGTCCAGGTTGAGCGCCGCAGCCTTCAGCTCAAACGAGCCCGCCTTACTCAGTTGCTGCCCCATCTTCGCGACCGCGTCGAGAGGTTGCTGGGCACCGTTGCTAAGGCCTTGGGCGAGCCCCTCGGTGGTGAAGCCACCCAGTTCAGCAAATACCCGGGAAGGGCTGTGTATCCCGAGCTTTTCCTTGAACCAGCCAATGGCCGAGCTACCGATGCTGGAAACCGCATCCTTCACCGCGCCCAGCCCTGCCGTCAGTCCGTTGACCAGGCCGTTGACGATCATGCCGCCGAACTCGGTGAAGCGTGACGGTAGGTCGATGCCCAGATAACTGAGCACCCCGGCGAAGGCCTGGTAGATCAGTCCGATCGGACTGAAATTGGCCAGGACTGTGAGAATCCCGGCAACTCCACCGCTGAAGCCGGCTTTGATCTCGGTCCAGGCAGTCGAGAAGTAGGCCTTCACCTGATCCCAGTTCTGGTAGAGCAAGTAACCGGCGCCGGCAATCGCGGCTACAGCAGCTGCGATCGCCAGGGTCGCAGGGTTGGTGGCCAGCCCCCACAGGGCGATGGATACGCCCCGGATGGCGGTCAGTAGCGCTCCAGACAGTACGCCAACCAGCTTACCAATCACAGGCAGCATGGCGCCGCCCTTTATGGCGAACATGGCCATGCCGTATCGGGCCAGCGCAAACGGACCGAGAAGGCTCGCCATGGCTACGGTAAGCGTACCCATCCCAGTGACCAGAACGGCCACGGCCGCAGCGCCTTTGGCCAAGCCGGCGGCCAGTTCTGGGTTCGCCTCGATCCATGCGCGTGCCACGCTCACTATGCCGGTGATGGTCTGGACGAGATCGCGCATCGGACCGTTTTGGCCGTCCATAAGTGAGCCGATCAATGCCCCCCAGGCGCCTGTAAGCTTGTCGAGATCCCCGGACAGGTTGTCGCGTAAGGACCTCCCCATCTCTCCGGCGGCGCCTGCAAACTCGCCCATGCTATTGCTTCCGCCGTTCAGCTTCTCCAGGAAGGCGGGGATCTGATCGACGGCCAAGTCCTCAATCGGTGTGCCAAACAATGCAATGGCAGTATTGGCGCGCTCTGCTGGGTTCTTGATGCCCTTGAGCGCTTTCGCCGTCGTGAGGATGGCTTCCCGAGCAGCGGGCCCTCCTTTAGCGATCGCGGATGACATCTTCTCCGCGTTGAGACCAATAGAAGCGTAGGCCTCCCTGCTTGCCTTGGACAGATCTGACCCTCGGATCGAGAACTCCTTGATCGCATCACCAGTCTTATCCAGTGCGAATTTACCCTGCTTCGCCATATCAACTAGCAGACCCATGGTTTCGCTGCCGCTATACCCCATGCTCCGGAAGTGTGTGGAATATTCGTGCAGAATTTCGGGAATTTCGCCACGCATCTGTTGTGGAATTTTTTGCAAACCAGCGGTTAACAGGTCGAACGCCTCATTGCCATCCTTGGCCAGCCCGTTTTGCATCATGATCCCAACGGTCTGCATTGCTTCAGTTACATCAATACCCATCACTTTGGACAGGTCTAGAGCTTTCCGGGCTGCGGATTCCAGCTCTTTGTCGGCAACCGGGCCCAGGGCTGCCAGTGTGCTTTTGGCAGCACCCACAGCGGTTGCAATCTCTGCAATGTCAGTGCTTACGCCATCGGTGCGAATGTCCCTCACCATCGCGGCGTATTCATTGGCACGACCACCGGTCTCGCCGTTTTGTGCGGCGATCATCGAACCTTGTTGCCTAACCTCAAGCTGAGGCGCGAGCAGAGCGGCACCAGCCATGCCGGCGCCCACGCCCGCGGCGATCCCGGCTGCACCGGCACCTGCCATCTTGCCGGCGCGTCCCTGGGCTTTCTCAAGCCGCTCTTTGGCCTCTGCAGCTTTCCGCTGGGCAGCCGCCAGCCGCTTGAGCTGCGCTTCCTGCTGCTCAATGGTGGTGTTGGTTTGGGCCATTTGTTGGCGAAGTGCGGCGTTGTGCTTGTTCAGCTTTCGGGTATCAATCCCGACTTCACCAAGCCGCCGCTGGAGACCTCGCAATGTCTCCTGCTCGGCCTTCTGCTGCTGTTTCAGCTCGTTGGTGGCGCGGATGGCCGCCTGAAACTCGGCCGTCATCTGCTTGGTCGGGGCGTTCACTGCTGACATCGCCCGGCCCATTTCCTTCACCTTGGCCCGGGCGGCATCCAAGGCCTGAGCCGTCTGGCGTGCCTGGGCGTTCTGCTGACGCCAGGCTCCGACGTCCTTCTGCTGAGCATTCAGCTCTTTCAGGCGATCGCGGGTCGCTTTGAGCGCGCGGGCGGTCTCCTGTCCGCCCTTGTTGATCTGTCGCAGCGGAGCGGTGGCTTTGTCCACGGTGTCCAGTAGCAGTCTCAGCCGTAGATCATTTGCCATCGTTGCTGCTCCTAACCCGCGCTCGCTCGCGCCAATCCATCAAATCTCGGACGGTCAGCCGGTCCATGTCGGCTGGCGTCCAGTGGAAAACCACGGCCAGGTCGGCCATGGCGTCTTCTACGCAACCAGGGATGCGTCCTTCTTCGTCTGCTTCTGCAGCAAAAAACCGGTGACCTTGCCGCCCAGGGCAACCAGGTCAGCAGGGTCCAGCTGGGCCACTTCCTGCGCGTTCAGCTCGCAGATCCGTGGCAGCAGCTTGATGAGGCTGGCCACATCCCAGTTCAGCAGCTCGGCCAGGTGCAGGCCACGCAGCTCGCCGGAACTTGGCTTGCGCAGGGTCACGGTCTCGATGACGGTGTTGCCGCGCTTGACCGGCGTGTCCAGTTCGACGGTGTTTTCGCCCAGGGCAGCGGCCTTGGCTTCGACTTCGATGGTTGCTTCGTTGACTTTTTCCATGATGACTCCGGTTACCAGGTTCAGATGCCGAGGGCGCGGCGTTGCTCAGCGAGCAGGTCGACGCCATTGACGATTTCGATGAAGTTGAGGATGTCGATCTCGACGATGACTTCCCCGTTGACAGTGAGCTTGTAGTAGGTGAGGGGAGAGGTGATCGAGTGCTCGGTGTCCTCTCCGGGCGTGGCTTCGCCCATATCGATGGTTTCGTGACGCCCACGGACAACCACTTCGACATTGGCGTACTCGCCGGTATCGTCCTGCTGGTAGGTCCCGGTGAAGCGCAGCAGCACGCCGTCAGCTTTGACGGCGCCAAACTGGCGCATCGCAATGAGATCGAAGCCACCAAGCTTCCACTCCAGTTGCATGCCGTCGTCGGACAGGCCCAGATCAGCCTTGGCGGTACCGTTCATGCCCCCGCCGCGGTAGGCCTCCATTTTCCGGGCCAGGGTGGGCAGGGTGACGGACTTGCATACGCCCAGGTAGCTGTTGCCGTCGTTGAAGAGGTTCATGTTCTTGAGCTTGCGAGGCAATGCCATAGCAGCGGTCTCCGTCAGCTATTGATACGTCAGGTCTTCCAACGGCGGCACAGGCGTGTAGTCGTAATCGATGAACAGCTTGCCTTCCTTGAGTGTGGTGGCGCTGTTCGCCTCCTCGTCGTACCAGGCGCTGCCACCCAGGATGTAGCCGCCGGCGACCAGCTCGCGGAACTTGGCGTTGATGCCTTCCAGGATGTCCCGCACCAGGGAGCTGTGCATGGGTTTGTCCATCGCCCACAGGTGGGCGTCGGCGATGCTGTCAGCCAGGACCTGGGCCGTGCGGGTGTAGTTTTCGAAGGCGAACAGCGGGTCGTCAGTGCAGGTGCGGCTACCCCAGAAGCGGAAA